TATACACATAGATATGGAAAAATACATGGTGCATCGAAACCATCTATTAATCTACTTAGGGCACCAAGTAATATTAAGGACATTGGGTTAACAGAATTACCTCAAGCAATGCCTGATTATTGTAAGGTGGTAGGCAATCCTATCGAGGCTTATAGAAACTACTATATAAATGAAAAGAATGGATTTGCCAATTGGAAAAATAGAACGAGGCCAGAATGGTATGGAAGTATATAATAGTAAAGAACAAGCAGAAGATATTGCTGGATTAAAACTAGCAGTTAAAAACTTAGAAAAAACTATAGAAAAAATGAATGGAAGAATTGAATTTATGGAAAAGAATTGTGACACATTTTTTGAATCTATAGAAGAATTAGAATCACTACTTAATGAAATAGAATTAGGTGAAAAGGAATATCCAAAATAATGCCAACATATACATTTGAAATAATAGAAACTGGTGAACAGTATGATGAAGTAATGAAGATTGCTGAAAAAGATGGTTACCTAAAAGATAATCCACAAATTAAACCAGTAATGACTGCACCTAATTTTGTAGGTGACCATATTGTTAAGAAAATGGATGGTGGTATGAATGAAACACTACAGAAGATTGCAGAAAGAAATCCTAATACACCTCTTGCAGACAGATTTTCAAGCAGGTCTTCAAAGGATATACAGAAAGAAAAAGTTGTCAAGAAGTACAATTTAAAAGACACCATAGTATAAATAGTGTTGTGATATAACCAATTTAATAGATTATACACAGGGGATTAAGTGACGGATTACTTAATCCCTACTTTATAGGAATAAAAAAAACCATGGCAAAGAAAAAAGAAATACATTCTGGTGATTTAGTAAAAATTGAACCAATCACAGATAATCAAAAACTAGTATTCGAGGGTTACAAAAAAGGTAAGAATGGTTTCTTATTTGGATGTGCTGGTACTGGTAAAACATTTGTATCATTATATCTTGCATTACAAGATGCATTAAAACATGGAACACCATATGATAAAGTTGTTATAGTTCGTTCATTAATACCAACAAGAGAAATTGGATTCTTGCCAGGTGATGAAGAAGATAAAGCTGCATTATATCAAATACCATATGCAAACATGGTACAGTTCATGTTCAAACAACCTAATGAAGATGCATTTAGAGGTTTATATGATTCTCTAAAAAGACAAGGAAGTTTACACTTTGTATCAACATCATTTTTAAGAGGTTTAACATTTGACAATACAATTATAATAGTTGATGAATGTCAAAACTTAAATTTTCATGAATTAGATACTATCATCACAAGAGTAGGACAAGATTCTAAAATATGTTTTTGTGGTGATTTCAGTCAAACAGATTTAACTAAAACAAACGAAAGAAATGGATTACATGATTTTTTAAGAATACTAGAAAACATGGATGAATTTAATTGTGTTGAATTTGAAATACCAGATATTGTAAGGTCTGGGTTTGTAAGAAATTATTTAATTGAAAAAACCAAACTTGGTATAGGTGTAGATATATAAAATGAAAATTAGTTTAGAGGGTTTATCTCTCATTAAAAGATTTGAGGGTTGTAGATTGAAAGCATATAAATGTTCTGCTGGAGTATTGACAATAGGTTATGGTCATACTGGTGGAGTAACTGAAACTGATACTATAACACAAGATGATGCTAATAAACTACTACAAGAAGATGTTGCAAAGTTTGAAGAATATGTAGATGATAATGTAATAGTTGAATTAAACCAAGGTCAGTTTGATGCATTAGTTGCATGGACATTTAATTTAGGCCCAGGCAATTTAAGAGAATCAACAATGTTAAAAAAATTAAATGAAGCTGATTATACATCAGTTCCTAATGAAATGAAAAGGTGGAATAAGGCAGGTGGTAAAACTTTAGATGGTTTAATCAGAAGACGCAATGCAGAGGCACTATTATTTCAAAGTAAAGAATGGCACCAAGTATAAATTATGACATTATTAGATTTTCCTGTTTTAAAAACAAAAACAGTTGACAAAAAAAGATTTTATGTGACACCAGAGGGTAATGAATATCCCTCTATCACTACAGTATTATCACCTCGAAACAAAGAGGGGTTAATGAAGTGGAGAAAGAGAGTTGGTGAAAAGGTTGCAAATCATATATGCAATAAGGCTGCAACTAGAGGAACAAAAGTTCATAAAATGTGTGAAGATTATCTAAATGGATTAGATATGGAACATCACAAGAAAGATTTCTTACCTTATTGTTTATTTAATGAATTAAAAGATAAGACTTTTGACAATATAAATGAGGTAATTGCACAAGAGATAACTTTATATTCTGATAAATATAAAGTAGCAGGAAGAACAGATTTGATAGCTGAGTACAAAGGAGAGTTATCAATCGTAGATTTTAAAACATCTACAAATGAGAGAAAGGATTCTTACAATGAAAATTATTATATTCAAACTGCAGCATATGCTGAGATGTTTGAAGAATTGACAGGGAAACCTATCAATCAGATAGTAATTTTAGTTGTAACAGAAAATGGTACAGTACAAGAGTTTATTAAAGACAAACAAGAATACATACCATTATTAGAAGAAACATTAGAGGAGTGGTACAAAACATGAATGTAACATTTACAGAAAGCGCAGCTAATCAGGCATTACACATTTTAAAAGATGAGGGTGATGATAAACTTAATGTCCGTTGTTTTATACAAGGTGGTGGATGTTCTGGTTTTCAATATGGGTTTACTTTAGACCAACAAAAAGAAGATGACTGGGTATTTGAAACCAATGGTGCAAAGTTATTGATAGACCCTATGAGTGGAATATACTTTAAGGATGCTACAATTGATTATGTCGCAGATGAACTTAAAGGAAGTGCATTTGTTATTAGTAATCCTAATGCAAAATCCACATGTGGTTGTGGTTCGAGTGCTGCATTCTAACACTTGACAAATGATGTTAGACCTGTCATAATGGTCTATAATAATTGGAGTATACTATGGAATTAAATAGAGATGGTGATGGGTTTCTCATCAACACAAGTGATTGGTCAGAAGAAGTCATGTATGAAATGGCAAAATCTGATGACATGGAAATCACAGAAGAAATCAAAACTTACATAAACAAAGCACGAGAAATGTTTAATGCAACAGGCACAGTTCCCGCTGTTCGTATTTTTGCAAAAGAATTTGGTATGGATAGAAGAGCAAGTAAACTTTACGAAGTATTTGAATCAGGCCCAATGAAGAAAATTGCAAAATATGGTGGTTTACCAAAACCAACGGGTTGTGTCTAATGGCAGATGATAAGAATACAGTTCACACACCAAAAACATTTTCACTAGAAATAGAAAAAATTGCATTTGATAAAAGATGTACACATCTAGAAGCAGTATCTATTTATTGTGAAAAGATAGGTATAGAACCAGTAACCACAGCAAAGTTATTAACAAAAAGTTTAAAAGAAAAAATAGAGGCAAATGCTAGAGATTTAAATTATCTTCCTAAGGCAGCAAAATTACCTATGTAATGCAACCAATAGATGCGTATTTAATGTATTGTGCGATGAAAGCACATTTTGATAAAAGTGATTATGACTTTGTAAAGTACAATGGTAAATCTAAAGTATCAAGAGATTCATTCTATAAAAGAAACGACAGAGTTTTTTTTGTTAAACTTACTCGTAAGTATAAAAGTAAACAAGATATACAAGACTACTTACTAGCTAATTTCTTAGTACATCCAAAAGGTTGGGTAGGTAAATTTGATGAAGATAATTATATACAATGGCAAAGAAAGATACAAAGTTTAAGTTATACATTTAAATCAGAGATTGAATCAATATTAGATTCAAAACTTATTGCGGTATCTGAAAATACACATCCTAAATTGTTAAAAGAATATTTGGGTAAAAGAGTATCACTAGAAAGTATGGTTATACTTAATAGTATATTACAGTTTCATAAAGTATGGAATGTTAAACTTGCTGAAGATTATGTATGGAAAGATGTATATAAACTCATGAATGATTATACATCCTTTCTTAAATTTGATACTAAGAGTTTTAAGTTAATACTAAAAGGATTGATGAATGAATAGACCTGATAAATTAGATTGGTGGATTAAATGGTTTTCAAGTATAGTCTTGATTATAGGTGCTGCAACAACAGCACTTAACATGTATCCATATAATATGTATTTTCAGTTTACAGGTATTACTGGTTGGTTAATAGTGGGTTGGATATGGAAAGACTGGTCATTGATAGTTGTTAATATAGTAGGTTCATTAATATTACTTGTTGGTATTTTACACTATCATTTTTTTACAGATTGGTATTTAATAATACATGAAAGATACATTGAGGTTATGTTATGAAATCACTAGTTTATGGAAATGGCGAATCAAGAAAAGATTGGAATGTAACTAAATCTTACAAGGGATTTACTACATGGGGTTGTAATGCAATATACAGAGATTGTAAAGTTGATAATTTAGTTGCTATTGATTATGAGATACAACAAGAAATATACAAGTCTGGTTATCCAATTAAAAACAAATGTCATTTTGCAGATTGGGCAATACTAGAGGGTTTTGACCCAGAGTTTATAAAAGAAGGTTTTTCACCATTAAACATATTTGAAACATCAAAAAGAAATGATGGTGGTGGTTATGGTTGGTATGATAGAAAAAATTGTGTAGTTCAAGGAAAAGAATATGAAGCTGCAGAAAAAAACTATCAAGAAATGATAAAACAATTTCCACATTTAGATAAAGAAGATGTAAAAAGAAAATGTTTTAAAAATGTAGGTCTTTATATCACTTGGGTAGAAGATAAAGATAAAGTAAACAATATAGAATTTCCTAGAAATTGGTGTGCAGGAGCATCTGCACTACATTTAACATGTCAAGAAGGTGCAGATGAAGTATACATGTTAGGATTTGACCTAAGTGATTATGATGAACCTCTTAATAATATTTACAAAGGAACAGATAATTACTTATCATCTGATTCAAAAGGATTTAATACTGATGAATGGGTAAGTCAATTAATACAAGTGTTTAAAGAATTTCACGAAACACAATTTTATTGGGTAGTAAAAGAAGATGCTAGTCCTTTAGTATGTAATAATGTAAAAAGTATTACCTATAAAACCCTTGACAAACTATGTCAGGCCTAGTATAGTAGCATATAACTATTATAAATAGTTGGACTAACACCGAAATGCGTGTGTTAGATTATAAATCTTAACGGAGAAAAGTAATGAAAATGGAAACATATACGCTGGTCACGCACGACCAAAAAACACCTCACTTTACAGACCTTGTGTCTAATTCTAAAATATTTAATAAGAAATATGATGAAAAGACACTATTAGAATTACCTAGTTGGTCTGATAATTCTGATTACTCTGGTTTTAATACACTAGAACAAGTAATCAAAAAACATAATCCAATAGATGATAAAGATAAATCTTACATCTGCGTAGTAGAAGATAATCAAATCTGGTCATCTTGTAGTAAAAAAGATGGTTATGATAGAGTTAGTTCGGTAGATTATGATAAATGTATCAATAATCTAAATCAGACAATAAATGGTAACATAGAGGTTAAAGGCTGGAATGAAGATGATGCTGATGTTCTTCATGGTAAAATAAGGTTTATCAAAAAAAATGATAAAACATATTTGTATCTAGTAAAGAACAGAGGTAATCATAGATTCGTGATGAAGAAACTTGCCAATAAAGGAACATCTACCAAACATCTATTTAAGATTAAGTTTCATGATATTTCGGATAAATATCTAAATGAAGAATATTTTAAAATGAATGAAGGTGATAGTCACCTAACTGATTGTCAAGACAGAAACTCACAAACTGAAAAACAAAGATTTTCTGCTGGACTAACTGCAAGAAAACCACACTTTGTAGACCTTTTTAATTTTCTAAAAGAAAATAAATTAAACTACAATGGTATCATGCAAGTAAGAGGAGTAGAAAAATCTGATAATTGGTTAGAGATATCTTCCATTCAATATTTGAATGGTGGTACTTCAAATGGTGCATTTAAAAAATATGGTAAGGACAATATTGTACATGCATTAGAAACAATTAAAAGAAACACAAAATATACTGGTGAAAAAGTTTTAATGAATAGTGTGTTACTTAGTCTGGCAAGTGTTTATCAATCATTTACAACAGACCAATCTCTTTTTGGTATCAAACCAAGTGAAAAAGAAGATTATGAAAGTAGTAAATCTAAGAAAAACTATAAACCACCTTTTTTAGTAAAAGAGTTGAACAAGTTTTTTGATGACCATATAAAGTGGAGTTGTTCTGATGATAATCCATATAAAAATGAAGAGGCATTTAAATTCAGTAACATGGCAATGACTGGTAAGGTTAAAAATATGGAGTTTATATTCCTAAATTTATTATACAGTAAGTTAGTGTCAAATCACAAGAAAATCAGAGGTAATACAAAAAATATGTTATCTCATGGTAATAAAAATGTCCAACATTTCTTACAAAAAGTAAATGACCCTTTTTTAAGAAAAGAGGCTAATAATATCATTGGTTAATGATAAATAATACCTTGACAATATCTGTGCTACCTGTTAAAGTAGCACAGATAACTATTATAAATAGTTATGTATTGAAAAATACACAAATAAACATACGATAAAATATAA